ACCTAAAGGAAACTAACCATGACTGAAGAAATCACAACAGAGCAAATCGCTCGCCACTACTCGGCAGCAATGGACAGCGTAAACCTAATCAACGCTGGTCAACCCGAGGGCATGACTGACGAAGACTGGGCTGACACCGTAGCCCGTAACAAAGAGCATCTAGCAATCATGGTAGCCAAAGACTTCTGGACAACGGAAGACTTGACACCATTTACCGCAGCAATCGCTGCCTAATCACAAAGGAGTAGACAATGGGAAAACAAGAAAAGACCCCTATCACTATCAACGACAAAGAGTACAAGTATGAGGACTTGACGCAGGAACAGCAAGTGTTGTTCAACCATTGCATCGACCTCGACCGCAAAATCAGTGCAGCAACCTTCAACGTCGATCAGCTAATGGTTGGTAAACAAGCTTTTATGGCTCGTTTAGAGGAAGCATTAAAACCCGAAGAGGAATAAATGGAAGACGTAACACACCGAGAGATTTATGACAGGCTAGTAGCTGTCGAAGAGAAGGTGGATAAGCTTAATACTGAGACAACAGAGGTGGTTAAAGCCTTCTCTGCTGCTCAGGGGGCTTTCACCGTATTAGAGTGGATAGCAAGAGCCGCCAAGCCTCTGTTATGGATTGCTGGTGTTGTTACTGCTTTTTCATTTATGATTACTGAATATAGGAAATAAGATGATTGCTGAACTCGCTATTGCCAACGCTGCCTTTGGTGTGATTAAAGAAACCATAGCCAACGGTGGGGACATCATGGCAGCGGGTCAGCACATCTTCAAGTTTTTTGATTCTAAGTCAGAGTTAACAAAGAAGGCTAATAAGTCTGGTTCAGACTCAGAGGCTTTCTTTGCTCTTGAACAGATTAAACAACATGAGGCGGCTATCCAAGAGTTGTTCATCTATCAAGGTAGAGCAGGTCTTTGGGATGATTGGTTAAAGTTTCAAGCGGAGGCAAAGCGTAAACGTGATGCTGAGGCTAGAGAGATTGTGTTGGCTCAGATTAAACGTAAAGAGTTGATATGGGCTTGGATTAACGGGTTCTTAATTACTGCTTCTGTTATAACGGGAGTGGCAATTATAGCTGGTATCATTTGGCTTATTGTAACAAAGGGGACATTATGAGAGAATTACCAAAGCGCAATGAGCGTTCCAAGAAGAACAAGAAGAAGAAGAAATGAAACACACAGTAGGTAAAGTAATACAACCCGCTACGTTGACAGAGTTGTTTAAAGTCCCCGCTGGTTATAAAGCTGAGGTTAGTACCTTGTTTGCTAGTAACCGCCAAGGGAATAACAAAACTATCTCCATATACTGGCAACACGCTCACGACATAGACCACAAGATTTATATTATAACTGAGTATGTACTTAACGCTAACGACTATGTACAGTTTAGCGACAGTATGGTTATGCAAAGCGGTGACTCCATACAAGTGCTGACAGAAGCTGCCTCGTTAATGAATGTTATGGCTTCGTTTGACCTATATAAAGAAAATACAGTACCTTTCATGGCTGATTAAGGATTAAAATGACATACTTACAAATTATCAACGCTGTTATGCGCCGATTGCGTGAGACAGAGGTAACAGATGTTAACGAGACAGATTACTCCAAGTTGATTGGTGAGTATGTTAACAGTGTTAAAAAAGAGGTTGAGGCTGCTTGGGACTGGAATGCCTTACGCACCACCCTGACGCTTAACACAGTAGATGGGGTATTTAATTACACCTTGTTGGGCAGTGGCTCTCGCTTCCGTGTCTCAGATGTGGTTAACGACACCTCCAACTATATGTTACAACAGAAGGGGGCTGCATGGATGAACCAGCGCTTTCTCACTGTCGATACACAACGTAGCACCCCCTCCTTCTACAGCTTTAACGGCGTAGATAGCAACTTGGACAGTGCAGTAGACTTGTACCCCGTCCCTGATGGCGTGTACACCCTGCGGTTTAACGTAACAATACCACAGGATGACTTAGCTGACAACACCGACACCCTGCAAATTCCCTCTGAGCCTGTTATTCAAGGTACTCTAGCTAGGGCTATTAGTGAGCGTGGTGAAGATGGTGGTCGCCTCAGCAATGACCAATACATCCTCTACCGTAGCGCTATGGCTGATGAGATTGCCATAGAGGCTGGTCGGTTTAGTGATGAAACAGTGTGGTATCCCGTATAATGGCTGCATCACCTTTAACCCCCGTATCACTTGCTGCTCCGGGCTTCTTTGGGTTAAACACTCAGGAGGCATCGGTTAATGTACAGCAGAACTTCGCCCTCATCGCTAACAACGCTGTCATTGACACGTATGGTCGGGTAGGTGCTCGTAAGGGGTACACAACCCTTTCTGACGCGGATGCCGCTGACATCATCTATTGTGTCCATGAGCATATTAACAAGGATGGTACAGAGCAAGTTTACTTCGTCGGTGGAAGTCAGATTTACACGATGGCGACTGATGGCACTACTGCTAGTGACCACACCATTGCTTCTCCACCTGCTGATTCAAACTGGCAACCCTTGAGCTTTAACGGGAATATGTATTTATTCCATGAAGGTGTAGACCCCCTTGTTAATGACATTGTAGGCGCAACAGGCTGGAATACCCTCTCCTCCTTCTCCGCTATGCCCGCAGGGGTAACACAGGCAGGGGTTGGTTTGAGTGCCTACGGTCGTATCTGGATGGCTAGAACCAACCTGAATAAGACAACAGTTTATTGGAGTGATACCCTTATAGGCACTTCATTCAATACAGGTACAGCAGGTTCTATTGACTTAGAAAATGTATTTACCAACGGTACTGATGAGATAACACATTTAGCTGCTTTTAATGGCTTCTTGGTTATCTTCTGTAAAAAGAGTGTTATAATATATAAAGGGGCAGAAGAACCCGCTACGATGGCAGTAGAAGATGTTATCGATGGTGTAGGTTGTATCGCTAGAGATACCGTACAGGACATTGGTTCTGACATCCTCTTCCTCTCAGACTCTGGCTTGCGTAGCTTAGGTCGTATTATTCAGGAGAAGAGTGCTCCCATGCGTGACTTGTCTCGTAACGTAAGAGATCAGTTACTTGCTGAGGTGAGTACAGAAAATGGGATTATCAAGAGTACGTACTACGAGAAGGAAGCGTTCTACCTACTCACCGTCCCAAACCTACAGAAGGTGTGGTGCTTTGATATTAGATCAGCGCTTGAGGATGGGTCATTTAGGGTTACTACTTGGACATCCCCTAACCTAAACTCATTCTGTGTTACTCGCTCACGTAAGTTGTTAATTGGAACCTCCTTACGGGTCAGCGAATATGGTGGTTATCAGGACAATGGTAACCCCTACACAATGTCCTACTATACCACATACCTAGATGCTGGAGCACCTTCTAATCTAAAAATGCTAAAGGATGCCTCCTTCCTCTTTGTTGGTGGAAGTGGGGAAACATTCTCAGTTAAGTGGGATGTGGACTACGGGTCAAACTACGCATCCAAGGTGTTTAGTTTTCCTACAAGTGCCACTGGTGAGTTTGGTGTAGATGAGTATACGGTGGCTGAGTACTCGGTAGGCGCTATCATTAACAGGAAGGGAATAACACTATCTAAGACAGGTAGGGTGTTCCAACTAGGTGTGGAGGTTGTTGTTAACGGCAGTCCTCTCTCTATTCAACAGATAGATATTTTTGTAAAAGGTGGGAGAACTGTATGAGTTCATATACGAAGACAACTAACTTTACCGCTAAGGATACCCTCCCTAGTGGTGCAGATGCCAAGAAGGTACGAGGGGCTGAGTTTGACGTGGAGTTTAACGCACTAGCTACAGCAGTTAATAGTAAGGCTAACACCGCTTCGCCGACATTTACAGGCACTGCTACCATCCCTACTGTTGATGGTGCAACGATTAGCGGAGGGACGTACTGATGGCTACTATGTTTAACTTTAACCCTACACCTATTGCCGACTCAGGCTCTTACAACACCTCTGACTGGACTAGCCTTCTTGGTGGTTTAGCTACTGGAGGTGTTACAGGAGCAGCCGCTGGTGCTGGTGTTAATGAAGC